ATTGCCACTTTGTGCTAAATTTAAGTCCCAAAACTTATTACCTACAGTCGAGTTATCTAAGTCACCGAAGCTACCTTCAATGGGCACACCTTGAAAAGAGAACCAATTGAAAAGATCAACAGCAATCAACTCTCTCGGTTGACCTACAATCTCTCCAATAATATCAAGAGTTGCACCTGTGGCTTCGTCAATACTCCTCTTCTGAAGAAGGTCTTTAAATACTTGTTGAATACTGTCTTGTTGATCAATCAGAAGTTGTAGGTAGCGATCAAAAATATCTTTATCTTTGAACTGCTCAGTAACCCTTTCTCTGGCTTCCTCTAGGTAGTCAACATCAGGTATATTAGGAATTGCCATTTTACCCTCCAATCAACTTATCGTTACGTTGATGTTGACTGTTTCAAAGCTGGCGATTTCATCGAAGTCAATAACAATATTTGATACGCCAACAGGAGCAGGAGATGTGCCAATAAACAGACTATTAACTTGGTGTCCGGGAACAGAGTTAATTGGAGTAAACAGTCTTGAATAAACCACATCCTTACCAACACCAATATTATTTAGTGCGTAGGAAATGATCTGTGACTTAATCTGATCTACCCCATCACCGGGGAAAGGTGTGGTGGCTTCTGTGTCAAGTGAGATATCCAATTCAATGTAGACTGTTATTGGGTCTGGACGCTTAAAGCTAATATTGTGACTAAAGCCTTGTTCGTCTGTAATTGATATTGTAGTATTACCTTGACTTAGAATCCCAATCGGCTTGTTCTCCCAAATAGTCTCAGCAATAATCTGGCTGCTACCCCCAAGCACAACAGGTAGAAAGCTATGTCCTAGTACACCATTAGAGTCTGTGATACTGGTGTCATTCTCATAAATCTTAACCTCATCTACACTATCAATATTCAAGATTGCGGAATATAGACTATCAAGAATGTTAGAACTGCGTTCAAGCTTTGTGTTCCTAAAACGAATACGTAACTCTTCATCTGTCTCTACAAGCCTTCCCACTGAAGCTGAGAGAGGGTTTGCTGTGCTATCCAAACCAAGTACAGGTGTAACAATCGTTGTGATTGTGTTAGCCTCTTGTTGATTAGCTCCATTCTCTGTACAAATTACAGTCCCAACTTTCCTCACTTTATTGATAGTAATATTGGCAGAAGTGGAGAACGTAATTGCCTGAAAAACATCAGCGTTAGTAATTACCAATGTACTGTCAACTACAGACGCAACGAGAAGAGGATGAGAGCCTACAATTAAAGCTTGAAGCCCACCAAGAATCTCAGAAGCTGTTGCTGTACCGTCAGAGGTATAGTCTATGTTCTGAGTAGTCCCATTTAAAACATTATACGAGATTCTATAGAGAGTTGTGTTTTGAATAGCAGAAAGTAAAACTGTAATACCAGCGCAGAGTGTTGGAGAAAGAGTGACATTCGCCGCTAGTATAAATTCCTTATTCGTGTCATCTGCTTTTACAGTATTCCCTGTTGGAATTGCTGTATTTAGATCGCCAACATAAAGCTGTGAAGCTGTAGAAGGGCTTTCCTGAAATCGAGATATACCACCATACTGTACAATGTTATCTAGGGAGATACCTGTTGCTGAGTTGGGGTCTAGAGCAGACCAACTCTGTTGTGCCACTTCCCAAAGGTCGGCATCACCGGGGCCATCCAAAGCAATCAAACGCCCAAGAGCGGAGCTTGTACTTGTATCGACAATCTCACCGGGTTGTAAGAGGTCTTGAAAGAGTTCTGCTGCTTTCTGTTGTTGTTCTGCAAAGATGTCTTGTAGGCGTTTTTTTACAAAGCCTTCATCTGTAATTCCGTAATTCGTTGCCATGGATTGCCGTTAGGCATCCTCCTTAGATTAAGGGGTAATTGTGATTAGCCCAGATTCTTCTCCGGTAGTAACTTTTACACGGAATGACAGGGAATATTTTCTGTTCTCAAAAGTAGACTCAAAGAATGTCAGTTCCTTGACGCCATTTTCTGCTAAGATTTCTCTTTGAAAGATAAGGTCAACAGCAGACTTTTTAATCTTGTGTCCGAGAATGGATTGAAAGTAAGGTACGCCGTAGCTTGTATCTAGGAACCATTCTTCACGAAATGTAAGGAGCCTGATACGAAGTCTTTGAGCAACTACATCAACTCTTGTCTGAGTTGTATAGTCTGGTGTGAGAGGTCCATTCTTCCAAGTAAGATCACCATAGGAGGAGCTAATTGGGTCTAGGTCTAAAAGTAAATCCATGATTCCTTCCTATGGGTTTGATGGGCCTGGGCCTGGATTATGGTCGTGCGTATTAAATGCAATTCCGTTAAAGGTTGCAACACCAGACATTGTATAATTACCAGTCTGATTAGTGACCCCAAGCCAAGTGGTTGTACCAATATCAAACGTGGCTGTAGTAGCAGTAACATCCAGATTTACACAAGCAAGGGTGATATCTTCAAGAGCTGTTACATTGGCACTCTTACAGTTAACTTCCACATTCTGATTAGTGTTTATAACCATATCACCAGAAGCCTTTAGCCTCACTTCACACTCATTACCAGTTCCAATGTTATTAACTAAAACAACATCTTCTGTAGAGTGTGACCATGTACGCTTACTTGGGTTGTTGATACTCTCACCGGGAGGCTGAATACCGGGGATGAACATAGCATCCCCTTTATCAAACTTAGCGTAGTTCAAAGGTGTAGTTGGTCTACCAGAGCTATTCTTCCAAGCATCCAAGTTACGCATACTGAATACAGCAATGCCTGTACTACCCACTTTAATAGGGAATGTAAGACCTGCTGTAGAGGACACAGGGAACGCTACTGGTACACCCAACACAACTGGTCTTTCCTTGACTTCCCCATCCTTAAATCGTTGATTCACTGTTGGTTGGATGTCTACCATTGCTCCGTTCAAAGAGTCTCTAACAGCTACTACAATGCACGGAATCGCTGTGTTTACGTTGGACATTTGATTCTGGAAAGCAGCAACTAATACTTCCTGAAGGGAGCCAGAACGGTCACTCATGTGAAATCCTCATTTAGCCACCACTTTCTCAATTGCAGAACACCGAAGCTCTGAATACCAACTTGCTCCACGCCAGTCTCCCGTATGCCTCATATCTGTGACTTTGTAGTACCCTGTAATCAGGGTGTCTTCAAGTCTGATAATATCACCGGGAACAATATCTGGATTAAGCAATATCTTCATTTGAACAGATTGAATCTTAGCTTTATCTTTTTTACTTCTACGAATGTCACCAGACGTTCTGTAAGCATTCTCAATCAAGCCTGTGTACTTACTGATGACATAAGCATCTTCAAACTTCTCAGAGTTACCACGATTATTATCATGGATATAGAGAACATCATCATCAATCTGCCAATCCAAAGCATACTTCTCAGACAACTCATTGAGCATATCTTTTGGTGTACCTTGCAAGGGGTATCCATAGATGATTGGGCTATTTAGATTAGTACCATTGAATACACTTCTAGAAACACCGGGAAGAGCTTTACGAATATCTTCAGCTACATCTTTGATTGTTCTACCGGGAGCTACAAGACCAGACATAACCTCATGGTTTAGCTCTGTATAAGCTCCTCCCATAAGAATCTGTGTAATCCTATCAGCTCCACTCTTGCGTGTAGTTACGTTTGTAACTTGTCCAGCAAACAGACGCTTCATTCCAATGTCTCTATACCCTGCACTAAATACAGCAGCAGGATAATCAACGTCTAGAAGTTTAAGACTTTCATTACTTAGGTTATACAACTCAATCGAAGCAGAGTTAGTCTTATCTTTGTTGCTACTACTTTTACTTATATCGAATGTACATTGAAGATCATTAATCTGAAGCCCTTCACCAGAGACTGCATTACCAACGATCAGTTCATACACTCTGTTGATTTGTGGCTGCATTGTTAGTCCTGAGTGTAACTATACACTAATGAGTAATATTGATTTAGCTTATCTGGAAACTCTTTATAAGGCTCTGCTTGAAGAGTACCTTTCTGAATCAGTAAGAAGAATCCTGTAAGGTTTGGTAGTGCATAGTCATACATAATTGGATAACCCGGAACCAACCCAGCACCTAAAACAATAGGGTTTCTATCAGCATCATAGAGGGACATAAAATACAGTTGGGGGCGTTCGTTATAAACGATTTCAATAATGTAAGAGTTACCTTCTAAGGATACAGAATACTCGTAGATAGGAGCTGTGTCGTCAAGGAGA